CGGAACTCTTATAAAATGACGTACTATCATTTGATTATCTTTAGCTTGTTATACCAGCGTGAAGAAAAAGGGAACCACCCGATTAGGAATGATTCCCCGAAAATGGTTACTTTGTATAGTTTGCTCATGGATTTTTCTTTTTAAGTATTTCAACACATTCCTTTATCCCATCATCGAAACCATGCTTATAGCCTTTAGTATATTCCCCTATAGTATATACCGCCATTGACAACACAAACAGGATGATACCTACAGGCTTATACCAACCGGGAAGTGATATAGAAAACGGCTTAAATGTAATTGTGAGATCTCCGACCCATAATAGGGAAATAACACATATAATTGTAAATAATATTGTTTTCATAATTTTCTCTTATTGATTTAACTCTTTGTACCAATAAGGTTTCGGGAACCTATCAGAGAAGAATATCTTATTCACTTTTTCAATATAAACATCAGATGCTTCTGGCCATAAATTCATCAGTTCATCCATGTCATTAACATAAGCGACTAAAATAAAAAATCTGTCATTCTCACCTGTACACCAGTATGGGTATTGAATGGGCCATATTAATGGACGATAATCTCCATCACATTTTTTCTTTTCTACAAAAAATCTTGCTCTAATCATTTTTATATACTTTTACACATAGAACAAAATCTAAACCTTTTGCAATCCACAGCATTCCTGTGATATCTATCTGCGCATGCAGCAAAGAAAGTGCAGTTATGACAATCTCTTTTAAATTTTTTCTTTTTCTTTACTTTAGGATATTTCATTTTTCACTCCTTTCTAATCAGTTATTCGTTAATTGGTAGTTTCATAAAGCACATCCACATAGTCTTGCCATGTCTTCCGGTGGTGTGACCGAACAACGGCTGCCGTCCGATGGCTTTCAATACTTCTTTAACCGTTATCTGGTCTTCATTCCATTTGAAAATGAGAACGCCGTAATTTTCAAGTACTCGAAAGCATTCATCAATTCCTTTTTTTATCACCCTTGGCCAATCTTCGGGAAGTTTACCATACTTCTTGGCCAACCAACTTTCTTTACCCACATTTAAAAGATGGGGCGGATCAAAGACTACCAGTTTAAAAGATTCATTTAGGAATGGCATATTGGTAAAATCAGATACAATATCCGGATGAACTTTCAGACTTCGACCGTCGCAAAGAGTATGCTCTTCATCTCTGATGTCAGTAAATAAGACCAAAGGGTTTTCTTTATCAAACCAAAACATCCTACTGCCGCAACAGGCATCTAATATGATTTTTGCTTCACTCATTTTATTTTTGTTTTACCTCCTTCCACTCACTTTCTATAATCACATGTTCACACTTATTACACCTATGCAAATAAGTTGGGAATGGTGCCGTTGTATAGTCCTCAACAGCTATTTCTATACTGCCACATTCCGGACATTCTATCTTTACCTCTTTGATACCGGGATAATCCCAAAAGGATAATTTGCCTTTCACGTCCTTAATTGGATTTTCGTAGAGAATAGGGTTAGCTAGTACCCAGTTATAAACTCCTTTCTCTGCCCAGATGGAAGGATGGTTTTGTACACAGTCTATTATCTCGACGCTTCCGATTATGGAGCCTGTACAAAAACTAAAATCTTTCCACTCTTTGTTTTCCGGTAATGCCAATAACTGCTCATTGGTAAGTATTGAATCATAGAAATTATCATAATTCAAAGGTTTACCGCTTGAATGAATCAGTAACCTCTGCCCTAAGTATTTCTTAGGGCAGCTCCAAGTACGGTTCTCAATGTCTTTAATACCATGGACTATCAAAGAGGCCCACGGCTGTTTTATGGTTATTGCTTTCATTTTTTATTGTTGTTCTTTAATATCTCATCAAAAGACGGAATAGGAAGCCATGCCAACACGATACTGTTTCCGTGAATCCATCTTTCCTTTGTATCTAAATTGCTGCTTCTACGAAACTTTTCTTTTTGAATATATGGTACGCCATAACGCATTGTCAAAACGAAAACTTTTTGTTCTTCTTCCGGCAACCGTTCCTTAACGCTTATCCAAGGCGATTGCTTTGACTGCCACTCTGCACCACATTGAAAATCTTCCATACTATCAGCATGACGTGAAACGTAGGTATCCGCGTCAACTTCTTTCAGAACGTCTTTTCTGAACTTCGTTTTATTAGTAGCATAATCGTATGCCGCTTCTTCTACTGTCTGTTTCATATCTTTTTCGGATTTGAATTAATAATTTGGAATTAGTTGATAGGAGATGCGGTTTCGGTAAGGTTGTCTAAATCTCTCAAGAAAACTACTACATCTTGGATAACGGGTACTCCATTCAAAGCCGAAGTGGTCAGATTGATACTATAAATATCAATACTTGGATATTTATCGGTAAGTAGCTTATTTAGTAGCGCAATAGATTTGTCATTGTAGATAACCATCCTATCTTCTATCTCAAAACCTAACCGAGACAAGTATTCTTCTTTCTTTTCTTCTCCTGCCTTTGAAACACGGGAAGCGAAAACCATTCCACTCAATGAGATTTTTGCAACGTATTCTCCAAAATAAAAGTCACTAACATGCCCAAATCCATATTCAGTCCACCAATTTCTAAATGATGATACCATAATTTTCAAACGTTCTCTAACATCTTCGTTTGAAACCTTCTCCCCAAGCTGATGACGTAATTTTCGATTTTCATCATTCAATGAGCGGATTTGTTCAGTTAATTTCTTTTGTTTCTCTGCAAGTACACCTTCATATCCCATTCGGGTAAGAAACCTATTCACATTGTGGTCTGTCAGAGAAAGGATGTTTTCTTTCATTCCTTCGGTGAGCTGCCCTTTTTCGAGCATCGTTATAGCCAATCCTAAATTTTGCTGAATTTCTTTATATTGCTTTTTCAATTCAGTTATCAGTTCTCCGTTAGAATCTTCTACAATAGCTGGCTTATCTTGCCTGTTAAAATCAAGCTGTCTTTCTTTCATTTCTTAATCAGTTATTAGTTAATTGGCAGTTTCATAAAGCACATCCATATTGTCTTGCTCTGTCTTCCAGTGGTATGCCCAAATAGAGGTTTAAACGGGATGGCAGACAAAACTTCCGAGGATTTAATCTCACTTTCATTCCATTTGAATACAAGAGTGCCGTAAGGCTTCAAGACGCGCATACACTCAGTAAATCCATCGTGTATGAGTGACTGCCAGTCTTTCGGCAGTTTTCCGTACTTTTTAGCCATCCATGAGGTTGCACCAAGTGTTTTCAGGTGCGGTGGGTCGAACACCACCATGTAGAAAGAATTGTCTTCAAATGGAAGGTTGGTGAAATCGGCTATTACATCCGGCTTTATTTCTATGATTCTTGTCTTACCCCTGTCCTTGGCCGTAAGTGTTTCCGAACGTTTGTCAACAAATAAGGCAAGAGGATTATATTTGTCAAACCAAAACATTCTACTGCCACAACAGGCATCTAATATAAGTTTTCCATTTTCCATTAAGCTATTTCTTTTGATTTCTTCAATCTCAACTTTCTCAATACTTTGCAAAGTGCTTCAGTATTTTTTCTCGCTTGTGTAACCTCCACCGCATTCCCGATAAATTTCTTTTGGTCAGCTTGTGTGCCTATTAAAACATAATCTTCAGGGAATCCCATAATCTTTTTGAGTTCCGGAATGCGAAGCATCCGCATTTTAATATCCACTATGCCATACAGTGCCATGAACTCCTTTATCTTCACGGTCATAGGACTATCATTGTCGTAGATTTCAATCGCTACCTGACCGCTTTCTGTTGCTACCAGATAGGGCGGCATCTTATCCATGCGGGCTATTAATGTGAAGCAGGGGCTATCAACAGAGCCGCCAGCACTGTTGAACTGTGGATTCATCAGATAGTGCCATTTCCTGTTTGCGGTAATGGTCTGGGAGGGTTCCTCTATACTGCTACCTACATTTGAGAATGCAGTATTCATTATCCACGGCTGGCATGTTACCAAGTTTTGTTTCGGTGTTGTGGTAACAGCGGGGCATGGCGAGTTTATATCAGACACCTGACCACCTCCAGAATATTGATTCATAAAAAATGGAGATACAAGGGAAAGTCTGTCTTTAGTCAGAAGTGTAGGACAAGGCTGATTAATATCCTTTCCTGTATCCTTAAAGTTATAAGAACACATAAATCGGCTTTCAATTAAAGCCATCCTGTCCTTCGTTGTGACCGTAGGTGCAGGAAGTTCCACCGAATGATTATGCCCGTTCCCATAGTAAGCCGATACAAAAACGTGGTGGTCTTTACAAGTGATTGCTCCAGCCGGTTCTTCCACTGATACGTTCTTGCTGTCGGGGTGTCCGCTGAACTGTTTGGAGAGGAAACTTACCTGTACCTTTGCAAAGCGGTTTTCAGTAGTCAACACTCCGCATGGTTCATCAACTGATTTGCATGTGTCTTGAGGGCGAACCGTATTGTAACGGGAAAGGAAAGCATCCTTTCCTCCGGCTACAAACTTGATAAGTCCAGCATAGATACGTTCAAGCGTTTTCTCTGCAAGAGGCTTTTCCCTGAAGATGGTAGTTCCTTCATCAGAGAAATCAAGCACATCTTTTACCGGCTTCCACTTCTCCAGCCGCGAGAACATATCTTGCCTACCACCTTTACAGTGGGTCGGTTCAGGGAATACTATCGGCAAGTTCTTTTTAGCAAAGATGCCGAAGAAGCGTTTTCTTGTGGTGTAGGCACCGAAGTCGGCAGCATTTAAGATGCGGTGCTCAAAGTTGTAACCGTACTTCTTGACATTGCGCACCCACTTTTGATAAAGCCGGCCTTTGTCCATGCTGATAGGTTTCCCATTCTCATCCATATCTCCCCATGACATAAACTCTTCTACATTTTCAATCTGAATGTAGTCAGGGTCTATAACATCAATATAACGGAAGAGATGTTCTGCCAACGTTCGGCTGTCGGCATCTCTCGGCTGACCGCCTTTGGCTTTCGAGAAGTTGGTACACTCCAAAGAAGCATGAAGCATTATCATGGCATCAGGGTATAGCTGACGGATACGTTCTACAATAGTGCTTATCGGGGAAAGTTCCAGTGTACGGATATCCTCAATAAAGTGAAGTGCATCAGGGATATTGGCATCATGTGAAAGGATGGCATTCTTGTCATGGTTCACACAGCAAACAACCTTTCCACATCTATTTCCATCCAATCGTGCTTCTTCCACACCTTCGGACAAACCGCCGGCGCCACAAAAGAGATCAATAACAAATAGTTCTATATCGGACAGACCTTCAATGGATTTTAAGATATTTTTCTGCGATTTCATAACTTCTCCTTTTTAAACAGGTGGCTGAACGCATTATCCAAATCCAAGTCTAGATTCAGTTTGGACGGGAAAGATTTAATGTATTCGTACATCTTATAAGCGAGGTTGTCATCATCACCGCACCTATCAATCAGTGTGAGCAACATGGCGTTCACCATGTCAGAATCATTGCCGAAGTTTTCCTGAGTGGATTCGCTGCAATGATTCACATCACTTTTCAATCTCTTTATTGCGGCTATGGCTGTGTTGAAGTTTCTTTTTGAATCGTGCCGCAATTCAAAGCCTTCTTTCTTATATTGCTGCTGCATTTCTAGAAGGTTGGTTTCTAAAACGTCCGTGAGGACAAATACGATGTTGGTTATCGTATTCAGTTTGTCTGTTCCTTGCATAATCGTGTATTCTTATTTCTAATTTGAATAAATCCCCTTCGTTCTGTTTCTTCTAACAGTGAAAAGTCTTCATCCTTGATTTCACATTCTGTTTCGTAGTTCACGGAAGTATAACTTGGGATATTGAACTTTTTCCGGATTCTTACGATAACATCCGGATTTCTTGTTACCCAGTAAACGGTTATTCTCATGGTGGCATCAACATTTTCTTGGCTTCTTTATCTCCGGCATCAGCACGCCGCTTGATCTCAAGGTATTCGGAATAATAGATCCCACTGTTAACTTGTGCTTGAGATAAAGGTTTAAATTTATCAGCCTCCTTAATACTTTCTGCAGAACCAACAGTATCACGGTGAATATCATATTTTGTTAGCCAATTCATAATAACCTCTCCATCCATACGGCCGAATATTTGCCCAAACATTCCTTTTTTAGCCATATTGAAAAATAATTTAAAATCATCTTGTGTGTAGTGTGGATAAGTTTCAATGATTAGATTTATAGTATCAGCAACCTGTATTGCGTCCATCGCCCCATTCACTGAATAAAACCGAAGAAAGCTATTCATCCATTTCACCATCAAGGCTTGCAATTTTATTTCTCCAAATTCTTTTGATATATCTGTTATCGAAACCTGTGGAGCATTGAATACATCAAGAACTGTTCTCGGCCTAATGCTGTCCCAATATAGCATCGGCGAGGTCTTCAAGAGATTGACGGCTTGCTGCCTTGTCTTGGGCAACTCTTCCGGTGGTATAAGTTCCTGTGGATTGTATTGAATTACTTGATTTTCCATTAAATTTTTCCCTGTTAGCCCACGTGGCAAGTCGTTTAGCAACCTCCCATGTTTGATTAGTTTCAAATTTCATTTTAGTTTCTGACTTATTCAGTTCAGACCAATAGTCGAAGAAAGCACGTATCATCTCTTTCCCGTATCTTTCGACATACGGAACTAAAGACTGATAGAAAGCATCTCTTCGTTTGAGTGTAGCGGCTTTAGCCGCGGCAAGTTTCTTCGCTTGCTCGACTTTCTTTGCCTCTACGCTAGTAGAGGTTTCTTTAGTTTTCTTTCTTTTTACTTTTACTTTACTTTGTCTATTATCAACAGTATTAATTGAATTATTTGCATGATTAATCGGATTATTTGTGCAATTAATCATATATTCAGGGATAATTTCAGTTTCTTTTCTTTGATATGTGGCAAGTAAAAATCGCCTTTGTATTCCGGCCGATGTCAGCACTCTATGCACGGAGAACATTTCCGCGTCAAAGAATCCAACCTGTACGGCCTTAGTCAATACTTCTTTTACTGCGCCCTCGGAAACCCCAACAGTGTCAGCAATAACAAAAGGCAAATCTTCGTCCCACAAAATGTAATACCCTTCATCCTTGTAGATATTACACAGCAGGCAAATAAGTATGGAAGTCGATTGTGGGCCACAAGCCCTTGCGATTTTCCTGACCTTCACGTCCGAAAAGAAACCTACATCCAAAGGAAAGTAATCTATTCCCTGTTTTGTAGGTCTGCCAGCCATATTATTTAGGTTTAAAACTCATATCTTAAAATCTCACGTTAGTTAATTGCCTTCCGTTAGAAAATACAGCCCATTTACCGTTGCCACTGTCGTGCAATCGCAAGTCTGACACCTCCCCGAAACGCTTGATATTTCCACAGAGGTCAACAATCCACCCACATTCCTTAGAGGGATGCGGACGGATAGCCCGACCGACTATCTGATACCACATAGCTAAAGACATTGTAGGACGTGCCATAACGACCGTATCAAGTTCAGGATAGTCAAAGCCGGTCGTAAGTACACCCACATTCGCCACTACCGGAATTTCACCAGCTTTGAACGCTTCAAGAATATGTTCGCGTTCTTTCTTAGGAGTATCACCCGAAACAATTGCGATTTCGGGTATAGACCATGTAAGCCGTTCCGCTTCTTTCAAGAAGCGGGTAAATACCAAAATGCCTTTCCGTTTTCCTCCGGCTTTGGGGTTCATCAGCCTTTGGACGATATGAACAAGATAACCGTAGAAGTCTATCCGTTCATATTCTTTTTGAACTGACCTATCCGTATAGTCGGCACCAGTAGTATTTACTTTCAAGTTAAGTTCATTCCACCCTGAAGGATTCATTGAATAGTAATCCAACTTCGCCAAGTAGCCCATATCTAATAAGGTTGATACCTGTACATGATAAATGACCTCTGAAAAGACATGAGGTTTTGTCCGAGTGATAAATTTCAGCATGGAGCCGAAATCACGGCTGGAGCTTAAACGGTATGGCGTTGCTGTCAGTCCAAGAACCTTACACTTCACTGCATCAAAAAAATCCTTGTACATTCCCTCTTTGGGGTTTACAAGATGACATTCATCCACAATGATGTTCTTGAAGTGGGTAAACAGTTCGGGATGATTCTTCACACTGCCGATGGTGGCAAATGTTATCCGGCTTATCTCCTTTGAATTAAAGGAAGCCGAATAGATACTGCAATCAAGAATACCGTATGAACAGAGCTTCTTAAAATTTTGTTCCAATATCTCTTTGCTTGGCTGGAACACCAAGGTATGTCCGTCAAGCCTTGCGGCTATATCCGCTATGATAAGCGACTTTCCGCTGCCCGTAGGTAACACCATAATGGCATTAGTTTTCTTGGTCTTGTTGTTGAAGAAAGAAACGGCAGCATCAGAGGCTTTCTGTTGGTAATCACGTAGTTTGTACATTGTCTGCTCTTCTTTCTGTAACGGTTCTGATTCTTCCAAGTTTCATTATCTCATCGCACATCCAAGTATATCCACAGAAACCTTTAGATTTCCGCATTATTTTTTTAGATTCGCTTGGTGTAACATATCTGACTTCCACATTTGCTACCCATCCATCGCCAAAATCATAATAGAAGTTTCCTTCTTTTAGATTTGAATAGATTGGCTTTCCACGTCTAAATGCAACCTGCGAATAGGCATATAAATTTCCTTCTCCAGTCCATTTACCATTCCATGAATTGTTTTTGGGCATAGTGAGGATAAATAAAGCTATTGTCTTATTTTCTTTTTTTATCGGTGTGAGTTTATATTCAACTCCTTCAATGATAGTGGATTTCATATTCCTTTCTCCTTTCGTAATTTCTTATTGAGTGCTTTGTAATACTTAATTAGTTGCTCGTACTCAAAATCTGACATCTTAGAAGTACCAGCAGCTTTTACTTTCAGCAAGTCAAATTTCTGTTGCCCGATTTTAGCTATCAGATTAACCCGGTAGCCTTCCAAATGGTCAGCTTTGAACCTGTTGCAGTGACGGCACTCAGCATGGCAGTTATTTTCATCGAAACGTGTCGCCAGGTGTGTGCGGCTGAAATAGTGCCCGCAGTCTGCTTGTGTAAACGGCTTTATCTGTCCGCACGAGATACATCTAAAATACCCGTTTGGCATTGCATCACGAAGCCGGATAAAAAGGGAAAACTCTTTGTCGAGCTTAGCTTTCAAATCCGGCTTCTTCTTTACTGTTATCCCTGCTTTATCAAACAGAGGTAAAGGCTTGTCTTTTTTCTTAGCCTTTGTTCGTTTTATGTAGTATGGCATACTATTATTTATAATATAAGGGCATATCTGATAGAGAGGATAAAGTGTCTAATTTTAAACTCATCTTGGGAAATATGATATGCCCTTTTATTGTTATCTTTGCTTTGTCTAATTTTAAACTTTAAAGTATATGAGAGATAAATCATTTTATAAAGAAAAGGCGGAAGCAATAAAAAATGACGTATTGGAGATACAGAAAAAAGGAGAAATCTTTAATATAGAAGACCCTTTCAATTCGTATCCGGGAATATATGATGCTATTAGGGAGTTTGTTCATCTTGTATTTGCTTTTAATCCCGGACTTCCTTTAAACAAGGAACTCGAAAGTCTAAGCAATCTTAGATTTAAATCCGCTGCCGTTGGAGGGCGCATTGATTTTGTGCAAAAAGATTTCGATAAAGTAATCTCCAAAATAGACTTTTTCATTCACTACCTTGACACATACGTTGATTAAAGTACTTGTTTGATTTTATCCTCCAAGCAAGTATTTCTTTCGAGTTCAACACAATCAATTAAGGATTGCTTTATTTTATCGGGAAGCATTTTTAGTGCTTCCCGGTTTTTAACTTTCATGCCTACAATTGACAATGAGAACTCTGCATCGAATATGTTTCCGGTTTCGGGTACTGCTATTTTTATTTCCATTTCCATAATGTATGATTTTATTTGTTTACCAATTAAAGCCCCGAAGCGTATTCTCCGGGGCACAACCATTATTCACTAACCCTTGCCATTTATGTGTGGCTCACATTTATGAGGGGCGTGGCAGAATCGAACTGCCCTCCTCTACATTGCTGCGCATCACAATAGTCACACCAGCCAAACGCCCCATATTCGCCCGTCCTATCTTCACAGACCGAGCAGGCAGGTTAACAAAGTTATTCCATATAAGCCATTGAAAATTCTTTCGGAATAAACCGCCCGACCGGTATAGGTTTGGCGGATTCAATAGCTGTATGGATTTCTCTCTTTTTGAACTCATGCCCCTTTTCTTTGGCTTGTTTCTCACATTCTTCCTCTTTATTTTTGAGGTAGTGAGTAATAAGCATCATCGCTCTGTCAACGTTGAAGGTGTTCACGACAAAAGTCTGAACTCTCTCGTCTTCATTCTCCCCATCCGTGAATGTGATTTTCGTCTCAATCTGGTAGAATTTCTTTTCATTCGGTTTAGATTCTTCGTCACTATCTTCCGTCTCATCGTCCATTTTGTCAACGTATTCTGCCATAGTGATTTCATTTTTGAGATAGGCAAGCGAAGCATCGTCAACCTTACGTTCTTTCAAGTTGTCAGTAAGAATCACGCAAGAATCGAACTCCTTGACCATTGTCAAGGTGAATCCGAACATATAGTTTAGTTCGATGTAATCTTTCAAGATACTACAAGTATTCTCCAATCCGGTGGCATACAGCAGGAACTTATGTTTCTTGTCACCTATTTGCGCTTGAGCGATGTACGGATATAAAACACTGTTCTCGTTCTCGAATGCCAAGCGGTTCTGGTTGCTGACTTCCACTTCCTTAATGCCGTCAGCTTCCATACTGAAACGAATTTTCGCCAAAGTGTCTTGGTCTATCAGCGTGCCACGGTCAAAAAGAATTTCATTCCGTTCGATGGTTACTGTTTCACCTGTATCTTCATCAATGAAAGATTCCTCCCATGTTTTGAGGACACGTTTTGCAAGGTACATGTTGAGCATCTTTTTCGGATCAGATGTCACATACCTGATTTCTGTTTTTCTTGTTTCTATCATAACTAAATAAATTCTTGATTTCTTTGTATTTCCTGCTGGGCGTATATCAGCATTTGATGTTCATTTGCAGCCGGCAGATAGATACCAGCCACCGATGCGCTCCAATTACGGAAACGGTCAATACTCAGGGTCATTTCCCCCGTTGTCAGTTCGGCAGAGCTTCTCAGATAGGTTACTTCATTGCCTTTCTTGTTGACCGTCTTACGTTCAAACAAATCACGGTTGCAAGTCCTCTTATAAAAATCAATTTTTGCTTCGTCGAGACTGCAACCGTACTCACTACCGAAATACCCTAAAAGAAGATGCAAGTAGCTGTTTTGGGCAAGCGTGCGGTTAGGTAGTTTCTTTTTCACTTCCACCACCGCACGTTCACTAAACAGCTTGTTTACATACTCCTTGAACTTGGGTATTTGATATTCATTCTTCAAGTCGAACAGCATACGCTAAAAAGGCAAATCATCCTTTACATTGCCATTAGCATCAACCGGAGGCGGAAAGTTCTGCGGCTGTTGCTGATAAGTCGGTTGTGGCGCTGGCTGTTGTATCGATGTTGTCTGTTGGGATTGAGATACACCGCCACGCGCTTCTATTTTATAGCATCGAATGGATACCATACGTTTGAATTCTCCGTCTTGATTCGTCCAAGAACGCCCTTGTAAGACAAATGATACAGTAACAACATCACCCTGATTAAAGCGGTCAAGTTCTGTACACTTGTCACCCGAAAACTCTAAGGGAATAATGTTCTCATACTCGCTACGCTCTCCCGTATAAGGGTCGTAAGTGGTAGCATCTAAAATGAACTCCCGTTTGGTAAATGTAGCTCCACCGTTTTTGGACGTAATTTGGACGGTCTGTTCGATTTGAATTATCCGTCCGGTTATTTGGTTTGCCATTAATTTTCTCCTCCAAAAATCTTTTAATTAATATTTCCATATAAATCCATACGAAGTCTTACTTCTTCCACAGCAACAATTTTGAATAGGTGAACTTTGGAATCCGTTACTTACCGCTGCTGATTTCAACGAAGGATATTTCTTAACGAAGTCACCAGATTTGGTATATTGATAGACTGGCACACCATTAGCTTTCCCCTTACGCTCTTGGAGCGTTCCATAATTCATATTGTATGAATGTGTACACCATTCAAGATTTTCAACTCTGTTATTGGATTTATTTTCGTCTTTATGATTTATTTGAGTATAGTTATTTGGATTTTGAATGAAAGCTAAAGCCACCAATCTGTGAACGCTATGCGTTTTATGAATGCCATTCTTTGTTAGAACAACAGAACGATACCCATGACTATCAGAAGGCGTTAATATCTTTTCTTCAAAATGTGTTACAGCTCCGTTTCTTATAAATTTTTTAGGCATAGATTTTATTCTGCCTAAAGATGATACCTCATAAAGACCTTCATAATCTTTAATAGGCTTCCAAATTTCACTACTCATTATTTGATATAATTTTGGTATCGGTTATAAGTTCTCTGTTTTCTTCCAAGAACCGGATAAACTCCTCACAATGATTAGTGAGAATAGGAATATCACGCTCTGGGTTGAAAACGTACATCTCTGTATAGGTATCTACCACATAACCGCCTTTGTTGAACTCTACAATGTTATACTCAAATGTCCGTACATCCGAACCGTTCTGCATCAAAGCATAAGGATAAACAAGGTGTTGATGGTGGTCTTTGAACTTCCCTACGGTATAGCTTCCGGTTGTTTTGATGTCGTGGACGCTGGCCGGCATCAGCTCGTCAATTACCCCATAAACCAAAACATTGCCGTATGCGGTTGGAAGAATCGCTTCTACTCTTTGTTGGGTTAATGCGCCTTTGTAGTAATTGGCAAACTCTCGGCAAAGTGAAATTGGGAAAGTAAAAACGCGATTATTATAGGTAGCTTTCAAACCTATAACCTCGTTGGTTTGAACCTCATCGTAATACAAAGGTTTACCTGTTTCGTCACAAGCTCCTTCGCGTATTACCTTATATACCTTTTCAACTTGCACAGTTTCGGATTTCCGATTTTCAATCATACAGTCAATGATTTCATTGAAAACCGTGCCACGGTCTGCCGCTTCGCTGTCGAATGGCTTGCGGTTAATCCGGTCTATCAGTTCTTGAAACTGTTGTTCGTGAAATTCTTCGGGAGTATGGGGTGGATTTTCTGACCACCCCCAATACTTATCCCAAATCACATCACTATTCAGATATCCCCCAAAGGCATCGAGAAGCGTTGCGTAAATACGATATTTAGGCTGCTGGTTCATATTTCTTTTCTGAATTAAGTTTCAGATTCAAAGACTTCGCTTTGTTGGCTACCAACTTTGCCGCCATTTGCTTTGAAGAACCAACGTGCTCAAAATTATCTATTTGCGCGATAAAATTATTGGCAGATTCCGCATCCGTAATAAGTTCAATCTGCTCTTTGATTTCTTCAATAACTTTATCATACTTTTCTTGTGCCGCTTTCTTCGCTGCAAGCATACCCAAATACGAATTGATTATCTTGGTAGTGATAAAGTCGTTCTTGGCGGTTGGATTACCGTTTTTGTCAAGGATGGTAGGAACTTCCATCACTGAAGGAAGATTGCAAGTATTCTTACCATCATTTCTTGAAGTTGGGTCAAAAGTGATGGTACGTCTTTGGACGCCTCTTTCGCTTTTCATTTCAAGATAACCGAGCAAATCCAGTTCAGTAACGATAGAGTTGTAGGATTTTTCACGCAAGGCAGGGATAAACACCGTATCATCACCTTCTTTTCTTGTGTCGCGATGGGCAACGAAAATGATGTGCTTGTTAAGCCCCGAGAGTGTTCGTGTCATCCATGAAAACTCCGCATTGATACCGCTCCAATCCCTGATAGACGGTTGGCGGCTGCCACATTTATAAGTAATGATGAAATCCATCATCTTACCGATTGTATCAACTACAATGGTCTGATAAACAGACAAATCCTCCTGCAAGACCTGTTGAACATCACTCCATGAAGTGACCTGTACAGTATCTATGTTTTCCAAATGCGCCATATTCATACGCTTAACGCCATTATCGAAATCCAATAATAACGGTTTCGGTGCGCTCAATGCCACTGTTGATTTTCCCATACCAGCCTGACCGTAAATCATCATCTTTACAGTGGTAGGAATTACTAATTCATTTGATTTTTTAATAAGACTCATAATCGTAAAATTTAAAGGGTTTATATTACTTTCATTCTATTCAAAAATCTATTGATCGACTCCAAATTGTACCAAATCATTTTTCCATCTTTGGCAAATGAAACCTGGGCGTTATTCCTAAGTTTATCAAGGTAATCAACGCTACACCCCAAATAAGCCATCGTTTCATCCTTATTAAGCCAAAGTTTCTGTACGGATTCAACCTTTCCTCTTTTCATATCATATCTTTCAGAAATTCTATTTTCTCTTCTCTAATCCGTTTTGCCCTACGCATATCCGAATGGAAATCCTGATAAAACGTAATTGAAAACACACATAATAAACAACAGGCGATAACAGAACGGGCTATTGGTGGGAAATCCATAGTGAATTTCATGCCAGCCAAACGCTCATATAGCATGGTCGCCAGTTCTCTTCCATTTCTTACATGAAGAATCTCGAAAGCCTTCTGCAACTGGTTGTTTATTGTGCTCACAGCCCTGCATTTCAAATCGGCTATCTCCTTCTTCTCATACCCTTGTGCATACATTCGTGCCGTAATCTCGCATTCAGGTGTAAGTTCATTAAAAACTCTCCTCATAATCGTGTAAGTCGGCTGATTAATAATTGCGGATAACCTCAATATATCCGGCTTCCCTGTTAGTGTCCACCGAATACAACGTTTGCTCCTTGTCTATTATCCGGTCAATCCTTGCCAACCTATTAAGATCAGCGGTACACCTGCGAAGCTGTCCGGCAAGCTTGTCGCTAAAGTCAAAGCTGATTCTGTCATTCTTCTTTTTCAGCTTTTTCTTGATTTCTGTTCTTTCTTTCAGTTCTTTTGCCATAAGAATAAAATTTAATTAATGATTCGTGGATGGTAAGGGAATCGAACCCCTCTCAATCGTGCCAATTGGTTGCACAGCACGAAGCTCTAACCGATAAGCTAACCATCCGATTAAAAAAGGTGCACTATCCTCACGGACGGCACACCCAGTACAAACATCAAAATAAAACACGAATATCTAATCTATTATCAGAACAATGCTTTTAACCGCATTCTTGAAATGATCAAACTTCTGTTGCAAATCACTCCAAGATTTATACCATGTTTTTTTCTCTTCAGCTAATTTTTCGTTAGCCTTTTCCAGTTCTTGCACACGCCTTACTAAATCTTCATGCGTCATGCCTCTTAATTCTTCCACTGTCATAATCGTATAAGTTTAAAACATCGTTAAAAAGGTAGGAGTCGAACCTACTTCTTGTAAGCCAGATGAATATAGAAATCAGAATATGAGTTAATACCAACAATTAATTGCTTACACGCATTCCAACAATGCTACTTCATAAATTACCGCCCGGCTGGTTTACAAGGTTATTGTGCACTCATACCCATGCGCCTTGTGCCGGATTTGAGGTCTACCTTTTAGCGGTATTACAATTTGTCATTTATTTCAACTCTTTATAAGAGATTCTTATTAGAAAAGCACATCCGGCACATATAACACCCATTATAGTGACAGAGAATATTTTCATAGGACTGTAAGTAGTGATAGCCCCGTAAAGCATACCGGCAGCGCATATACTAACCAATATGGATAAAATGAATTGGATTGTTTTCATAATCGTATAAATTTAAATAAGTACCTGTACCCTAATCGAATAGCAGAACCTTATTTCAGTTCAGTACAGGCTATATTGTCGAAAACAGTACGGACGCCTAACCCGTATGCTCACTGCTCAAAGACGATTCTTTGCGGTGTTTTCTATTAATTGTTAAACATTGCACAGCTCACAAGCTCCAACTTGCTTATGTGCGTTTGTTATCTTTGGTTGGCAAAAACGGCTTATGAATTACACCGTAATTGCTTTTACAGAATTTCAAAGAACTAATCAATAGTACCCTACCCGATTCTCGCTATCGGTTGCCGTTCAATCCGTCTGTAGGGCTGTCGTGCGTTGCATAATCGTGTATTATGCGTATCGGCTG